AGCTGATACGGCTGCCCTTTTGCCAAATTCATCATTCGCTGCGGTTAATTTATCCTGATTTTTTTCAATTTTAGTAAGTATTTGAGAATAGGATAATCCCTGTTTGGCACTTTCTATAAATATATTTCTTAGTGCCGTGGCAGAGGAAGAGGTATCTATTCCTGCATCAGATAATTTTCCTAATAAAGCCGTTAATCTCGTAAATGGAACACCGGCTGCATTCGCTGCTCCGGCTACTATTGGTAAGCCTGTTTGTAACTTTTCAAAGTTTAAAGCGGAACTTTGAGTAGCAACTGTCAATTGATCTAAAATTTCAGGCGTATCAATTGAAGAAAAGTCATCAAATGTTTTTATCATCGCACCAACCAATTCAGCAGTATCAGAAAGCTCCCCCCTCATAGCAATTGACCCCGCTATGGTTGCTTCTGTCATATTTATAATGTCGGGAGTTTCAAATCCAAGTCTGGCAAAAGCTTCTTGTAATCCGACCACTTCGGTTGCGGTCTTAGCTGTAGTAGCACCCAGCCGCTTAGCATCATCCTGTAATGATATTAATTCCGGTCTTGTGGCTGTTGCCATCACAGAAGCCAGATTTGCATTTGCCTGTTCAAAATTTGCGAAAACACTTACAGCATTGCCCACAACGCCTAATATTGCCGTCGCTCCTAAGATCAATCCGAAACTGCCTAAGGCTCTTCCGACTTTCCTTATTGGAGAAGTTAATTTCGTAAAGGCTCTATCTGCCCTTGCTACCGCTATCTCTGATTTTACAGCAAAAGATTGAACACTCTTTGACATAACCCTGGTAGTCTTAGAGAACTTATCAACTGCCGTAAACTTTGTAAATACATTTAAAGCCATAATCGAATTAAGAATTAAGAATGTAGAATTAAAAATTCATAATTCTTAATTCATAATTCTTAATTCTTAATTGGAAGAATGCCATTATTTTTTCTTTAAATTATCGTTAACTTCTTTAACATCATCATACCAGTATTCTAATCCCTGATAATCTTCCTTATCTAAATAAAGATTTTTGATTATATTAGGAGGCCAGTGATGTTCCCGGACAACAGACTTGATCATGTTGTCAGTATTCGTAGGATCTAACTGATAAAAAAAATTACAATAGAATTTGTAATTTTCCTATCGGCAGTATCAAGAGCTTTTATTATTCCTTTAGCTTGACCGGTAAGACAAGCTAAGTAAGCAACTATACGAGCATCACCATCGCCTGCTTTTATTCCCTTTAAATGGGGCTCTAACATTCTACCATTTAATCTGGCCTTATATTCAAGATGTGTTACTGCCAATTCTTCTTTTAATGGGAAAGATAGCTCTTGTTTGAATTCTCCTTTGTCATTCAAAGACAAAAATCCCAAAGAAATGGCTTCTGCAAGAGTATCTATTTGATCTCTATATTCCTCACGAGCTGAGGGAAATATTTTTTTTCTGTCTAACCAGCCATCAATTTCTTCAATGGCTTTTTCTAACGGAATTTTTTGTTTCATCCAACTATCTTTTTTAGTTTGTTACCACCAGATATTTTCAAAGTAAATGTAGCCGCATTACCATTGCCTTGCATATCGCCCACGGGCTTACCGGTGCCGCCATAAACAGTTCCGTTTATATGAGTAATTGTCCATTCTGTCTCAACAGGCGATTCGGCAAGTTCAACCAATTTCTCTAAATCACCCCTTGTATTCATATCCCAGGCAATTACGGTTTCCAATGACCATCTGACACGATTCATTTGATCTATCATCTCTCCGTTACCGGCGATCATATTAACATCGTCGTTAGAACGAAATCCACCTGTATCAAAAGTGGAATCTTCATTTGATTTTGGTAAAATAACACCTGACCCTACTGTCGGATGATTAAAAGTTATTTCTAATATGTCTCCACCAACTGCCATTGATTATTATTTAAGTAGTTCCAAAATTAAACCCGGCTTCTGCGGTGGTGCTTGCTATCCTTGCAAATCCACTTCTTTTATACCGGAAAAATGTTTCTAATCTATCGGGATTAGTTGTACTGATCACAACGGTAATAGAATCTTGCATAAATGCAGGAGTAACAGTTAACGCCTTTTTAGAAAGGGATTCTGCATATTTATCAATTATTTGTTTCCATTGTTTGGGCTTTATAATCTTTTGAGCCGAAACGGTATCTTCATCTGCCGCTATTGCATGATCTACAACGTTAATAAGTTCCAGTAAATAATATCCAAATCTGATATTAAAATCTATCATCAGATTCCTTGAATATCTAAATTGTGGAGGTGTTTCTCCTACCGGGTGATAGGTAGTAACAAAATCCTGTACCTGGTATTTTTCATTAACCAGGTCAACGGTAGAGCAGCCTTTTTTAACAATAGCATCCCTATTATCATAATCAGTCATAGAACCTATTGATATTGGTGTAGGCATATCAGGATAGGACCTGCCTGCTGTATCTAAATGTGGGTTATCTTGTGCCTGCCTGCCAAATAATAACGTTTCATTTGCTGCTGCCTCAAAGGGTAAGCCCGCACTTAAAGGAGCCGGACATATAGCTATTGTAACTTCATCTTTTCTGCTATCCGTAACACTTGAAGGATCATCTGCTACCGACCCGGTAAGTGCTATAAAGGGTTTCATTATAATTCCTGAATACCTGCCTGTAGGGTTGTTAGGATCGGGAATACCGTTAAACGCTTCTAAAGTATCTAATATGCTGGTAACTGTTCCATAGCTGTTGACAACTATAGTATTCCAGTTAGTTCCAAATAAAGCTAATGCGGCAGAAATGCTTGGAGTTGCTGAGCCGGATTGAGTAGAATTAACTGCATAAGTTATTCCTAAGTCATTATCGTCGGTATCAACGGTTACTGAAATATCATCAGCGGTTAAGCCTTTCCACTTACTTGTGAGTGTTGCTTCGTAATCTGTTTCAGTTGCTAAAACAGGGCAGCCCGTAACGGCATTTATCGCATCTGCTATTTTAGCTGTAATATCTGCGGTTGTATCGTCTTTTAAAATATTAATATTATAAAATGTTCCGTCTATTCCGGCTCTGCCGGAAATTATTAAAGTATGTGTGCCATTGCCGGTTGCAACTCCAACAGGCGTAACGGTCAAGACTTTTGCAGCTGCTGCCAGTGCAACGGCTTGTGGATAAACAACTGTAGGTATTCCTCCAATTCCACCACCTGCCAACGGGCGTAAAATTCTCATTATATGATAAATAGGAGAGCCATATCCGTATAAGGTACCGGCTTGTTGGGCAGATGTAATTTCTTTTGCAGCAAGATCTAAAGTTGCCTGTTGTGCAGTATTGGCTTCTGCTAAAATGGCAATTCGCTGAGGTAAATTTGGCGTAACCTGAGCGAAATCACCTTTTATAATTTTATATCCTACTATTCTTGATATTCTTTCCGAACCTACTGCATCACTATCCATATATATGATTTTTGAATTATAGACAACAAAGAAATGCATGTTATTTTAAATAAAAAAATTTTGGTTACAAAAAATGTATTATCTTTACCAAAAATTATGATACATCCATCAGTTAAAATAGGTAAATATTGTATTATTGCTGAAAGTGCTATGATAGGTGAAAATACTATCATTAAAGACTTTTCTGTAATAGGAAAAAATGTTAGAATAGGAAAGGATTGTATAATCGGCAGGTATTGCGAAATAAGAGATGATTGTGAAGTTGGAGATGGAACTTCATTTGGCAGTCGATGTACATTGTCTGCCGGAACTATAATCGGTGATCATTGCGTAATAAAATATTCATTCGTAGCAACGGATACTAAAGATTTAACTACCCCTGGCAAAAAAACAACCTGCACAATAGGCGATAATGTATTAATTGGAGCTTGCGTTGTCCTCATGCCCGGCATAAATGTAGGTAATTTTGCTATAATCGGAGCAATGAGCCAGGTAAGGCATGATGTAGCTCCCGATAAAATCGTATATGGAAATCCATGTTAACTGACAGACAAAAATTTTGCTTAGAAAGAAGGGACAACTGGAAGCCCTCCATAAATATTGAGATACCTGAATTTGTTAGGTTAGGCAAAAATTGCCATATAGAAAAAAATGTTGTATTTGCCTTACATGGACTGGGAGCAGAATTTATTGACGATCAATGGATGTTAATCCCGCATAATGGAACAATAGAGATAGGAGACAACGTTACCATACTTGACAGCACAATCATAATGAGAGCTACAAAAGAGGCAACAAAAATCGGTAGTGGTTCTATATTAGGCGTAAAATCCCACATTGGACATAACGTGCAGATAGGCAAAAATTGTCTGATCGGGTCCTCAGCACTATTAGGAGGTAGTTCTAAGATCGGTGAAAATACCTACATCGGTGTTGGCGCCTTAATTAAAAATAAAATCATTATAGGAAAAAAATGCACTATCGGTATGGGAGCAATTGTTACAAAAAATGTTCCCGATGGTGAAACGTGGGCTGGTGTGCCGGCTAATAAAATTAATTAAAATGAAAAATATTAGATTGATTAAAGTGGGATTTAAAAAACGCTCACTTATGTTTGATATAATTGATTTAGGAAATTTCAGCTTGATGGTTTTTCAATTTTGGTTTTTTGGTTTTGGAATTGCATATCAATTAATAGATAGTTTGGAAAAAGATATTGCTGAATTTGAAAAGGTAAAAAAGGAATGGAATACGAACAAAAGCTAAAAAAGTTGAAATGAATAAACTATAATTAAAAAATGTGTTATTTTTCTGTTATAATTTTTCCTTAAGCTCTTCTGCCTTATCCAAATACCATTTTTCCTTTTCTAATTCCTGTTTCATATTATCCTTATGTCCTAACCGCATACGATATTTAAAGGCTGTTAATGTACAATAATTAATTGCTGCCCGGGCACCCCATATAGAAACCATCATATCAATAACTTCTATTGGATATTGTTTATAATGGGATGGGTGTATTTTGTCTTTAGGCATAATTTTGAAATTAAAAGTTTAGGATAAATTGTTTTTGTTTTATTATTAATATTTAGCGATCCAGCACCATTTTTTTTAACTTTTTTCTTTGACCAAACTGTAGCCATTCCTACCCTATCTCCTTTACACGAAAATAATTCACCTTGTTTTGTAATATAATATCCTATACAATTCTCATATCCTTTTGCTATGGTCGGCAAATAGATCCCATCTTTAGGAATTTTAGGGATAACTATTTGAATCAAATCATATTTTTTGGCCCCGTTTCTTTTTTTCAATAATACATTTTTCAATTCTGCAATATTTTTTTCAGTAATATCCAACTTTTTTTGTCTTAATATCTGCATAAGATACCATTTTGCTAAATTTTTTCTTCCCCTGCTTTTAACTTCCTTGTTTCGTTTTCTTAATTCTTCAGCCAATTCTGGATGAGATTTTATGTAATAATAAGTTGCCCTCCCAATAGCATTCCTTGTTTCAACAATAAGATTATCAAGGCGTAATTCTTTTTTCTTTTCTGTTAATCTTATTAAGCCATCCTGAACGGCATCTTGTCCTTCATACGTAGAAAGCAAAACAGAATATTCAGGTCTTCTTAATGTTTTATTAGCATACCGAACAGCTCTGTTATATTCTATCTCTGTTATCATTATTTCCAAATTATTCAAAACTTAGGACATTTTAGGACATTTTATAGCTATTACCTAAAATAATTCCAATAAAATTCATAACTAATAGGGTCTAATGTTCTTTTTAGGAATCCGTTATCTTGAAATTTAAATCTATGTAACCTATCTACATGGCTTCTGCCTCCTAATTTCCCTATTCCATGCTTTATTCCCAAGGAATACAATTTATCGGGCTTAAATACTTTGTAATTTAAGGTCCGGTATAAATGAAGATCGGTATATGTTTCATAATCCTCACACCATTCAAAGTTCATGTCGGGCTTTATTAGCGTATTCATTGCTGCAGAACGTTGATCATGCAGCATTTCAAAGTACTTTTTTATCTTTATATTGTAATATATAGTATGATTTGTACCAAAAAGATCGGGCTTGCCATGTTCTACCCACTTATCTGTCATGTATCTTAGATAATCCGGAGAATACCAATCATCATTTTCCCAAAATGCAATAATATCAAGCCCCTTTTTCCTTAAAATATCATATCCTTTACGATACCTGAATGTAATATCCGGCTTATCTGATTTTGGTTTTTCACTTATTAAAACTGTACAATACGGCTTTAGAGTCTGTGCTTCTAACATCCTGAAACTATTGGCAAGCAATTTAAAACGATCACCTCGATCTGGAATGATAATACCTACTTTCATCGGAATTTGTTAATCATTAAAATAAAAAATCCCCGTCAGATGCTTAGCCGTCTGACGGGGTGGTAGTACCTCTCATCGGAATCTATTTTTGATTTTATTTATTTCTATCTGTCTTTTTGCCTGGTATGCCTGATCAGTATTGCCTAAACTCTTTTGCTCCCCATGTCTGCGATACCTTTGTAAATAAGAATTGCAATAATTCAATTTACAGCCTTTAGAAAGTAATCTCATATTAAACTCGTATTCTTCACCTAACCAAAGAGTTTCATCAAACCCGCCAAATCTGTCAAAGCAATCCCTTCTATACAATACAGTACCCCCATGAATTACGTTTAAGTTAATTATATCTTGTAAAGTTGGATTCTTAATAGTTGGAATATAGGGCTTTTCTAACCCATTTGACCAGAAATTGATAGCATTACCATGAATAAAATCAAAACCCTGGATGGCTTTTAAGCTATCTTCTATGCAATTTGGAGTTAATAAATTATCTTCGGAACAGAAGCGGATATAATCACCTGTTGCTTTTTCTAATCCCCGGTTAATATTATAGGAAACGCTTTTGTCTGATTGACTTAATATAAACTCTGTCTGATAGGTTTGATTCTCTATGCTTTCAATTGCCTGCTTTAAAAAGCCCCTATCTTCATTACATGGAATAATGATACTAACCATTTCTTAAGAATTTAGCAGGATTACCTACCATGACATAATTATCCTTGACATCTTCTAAAACTACTGCACCCACTCCGATAGTTACATTATTGCCTATCTTGACCTTGTTTTTTATCATGCAGCCAATTCCTAAATAACAATTATCACCAATTGTAACACTTCCACCAAGTATTGTTCCGGCTATGATAAGACAATGCTTGCCTATGTTTACATTATGTGCTATGTGGCAATTATAATCTATCTTGGTACCTTCACCTATACGAGTATCATCAAGCGTTGGTCTAACAATATTGGTTCCTGAAAAAATTTCAACCCTTATTAGCTTATATGCTCCTAAAATAATGTTCACTGTCATACCCAATTCTTTAAAAATTCAGGAGGATTTAAATTTCTTGTGCCCCTATAATTATGTTCTATGTAATCTTTGACCGGAAACTCAATAAGCATAGAACTTTTACTTTGTTCGTATAAATCTAACATCGTCTTGATGCAAGGAGCGCCATGATGTGCGAATTTAATATATTTTAGATATTGAATTTTATTTATAAGCATAAAATAAGGATGCAAATAAGGTATCCCAATAGTAACATTTCTTCCGTTTTTATCCGTATAGCATATTTCTCCTATACCATAACTTGAATCTTTAAGATCAGCTTGCATTTTTTCTATTATACCCCCCTTTTTCATCTCAATATCGCTATCAAAAAGCAATGCATGCTTTGTCAGGCAACTTGCAAGACCATAATTTAACCCCTCTCCATGTCCTATGTTGCCCCCTATGTGGTAAGTAGTGCAATTATCATAAGGATTTGATTTTAAATAAACATCACATTTATGTCCCGGGGTGGACCCGTTAACAATTATTAAAGGCAATTCGGGATAGAATTTTCTTACAGATTTTATGGCTCTATCAATAAGCCCCTTAGTATTATAGACAACAGTTATTCCGGTTAGCATAAGTAAGTAATTTAGAATAATCGTAATTTAATCTTTTCTAAGTTAATCCTTTTCACAGCTGCCTCGTAATAGTCTTTGTCAATTTCAAATCCCCAAAATTCATATCCTAACCTGTGGGCTGCTATGGCACTGCTACCTGAGCCCAAGTGAGTATCTAAAATCTTATCGCCTTTTTTGGCATAATTCATTAATAACCATTCATAAAGTTCAATAGGTTTTTGGGTAGGATGTATTTTCTTTATAGCATTTTGTTTCCCATCATTAGCTTTAAACTTAAATATTCTTGTCCTTGAATTATCACTTATCCAAGCAAGTTCTGCATCAGAGAAGCCATTGGTATGGCCATTAAAATCCTTATCCCAAATTACCCAAGATTTTACTGCAGGAAGATAATTTGTGAAATAATTACCACCCCATATTATTTGTTTTTTACTAATCCTGAATAGGTCTGCGAAATATTTATATGATGGTATTTTTTTATTCCATTTTTTACTTTCATTTTTGAATTTTGTATTATAATGCTTTATTGAGCCTATACCATATGGAGGATCCACAATGGCAAGTTCAAAGAAATTATCAGGAAATTCCTGCATACTTTCTATACAATCCCTATTATATATTCCGGCTTTCATTTATTAATTTATATATTTCTTCCCAATCTTCTGGGATACCCCCAAGATTTCTGTCATCTATATAAATATCTGCATAGATTTTGGGAGATGGTTGGAAAAGTATTTGTTCGTATGACGCATTTACATTGACCAGAATCCCTTCCAGCCCTTTTAATGTTAACCAGTCATATGCAGCTATAAGCTCTGATCCGCCCCTACATGTCCAGATAATTAGTGTATGACCTTCGCTGAGCAATCTTTTTAACACATTAACCACGTTAGGTTTAGTTGCTCCTATTTCCGGATACTTATGATCGACAATTGTTCCGTCAAAATCGATTGCTATTATTAGCTTATTTTTCATTATGATATTACCAAAAGTATTTGCTTTAATCGTTCACCTGTTGCCTTATAACTATGTTTTTCTTTAACCCAGTTGTATATATGAGTTTGTAATTCACTAATATCTTGCTTTGACATAGAATTTAAATATACAATTGCATCTTTAAATTCCTTTTCATTAGCAACCAATATCATTGGACATTCTCCGTATATTTTTTCGTAAATATCTTTATTAAGATTTTGGGTAATAACGATCTTCCCGCAAGAGGCTGCCTCTAAAGCCGCATATCCATAATGACCATATTCAAAGCCTTCAATTTCGGGCTTAAAGAGTTCTATGTACACATCGCAATCAGAAATTCTTTTCATATTTTCCGAATGGGGGACTGACTTTTTAGAATAAATAAAATCAAAATTGCCTTCACCGGGGCAGCCGTTGCTACTTATTTCATCCATCATTGAAACGATCTTATCGGTTCCTTTTATTTCCGGGTTACTTGGATAGTGTGCTATTTTTATAGGACTATTTACCTGGTGCTTAAATGCCGGATGGTCTTTAATATCAATACATCTCTCAACATATTGCATATTTTTAGCTCCTAACTTAAAAAATTCACAATGATTGGTTAAGGTCCCATGAACCATATTGAATGCTCTATTGCACCATGCAGCCCTTTTCCTGTAAAAATTGCCTGTATGAAAAACAAATATTTTTGCTGACGGTAATTTATATTTTAATACCGCAGTATAAGAATTAATACAACTATGAAATACTACTATTGTATCAGCTGTTCTAATTAACGAATTTATTTCTGATCTTAATTTTATCAGACTTTCTGATTTGTATTTAAATCCATGGGGGACCGCCTTAACATCAATACAATCAACGCCAACAAGCCTTAAAGCATTAGCCATATTGTGCATATGATTTGCCCAGTCGTTATCGCATAAAAATAGTATCATACTATCTGCCTTATTACTTCAAAACATTCAGCATATTTGCATCCCGCTTGCAAGCCCCTATAAATTGCATTAGATACAATAAATTCTACATCCATATATGGTCTGTGTTGCTGTGATTTATACTCTTTTAAAGCCAGTATCTTTTTATCAAGATGCCTTTTTCCTATTTTAAAAAACAAATTAGGAGAAAATTTAAAATGATTATGTGGAAAATCGTATCCGTAAATATTGATGTTTTTAAAGGCTCTCAATGTTTCTTCATAAATAACTTTATGATCCTGGTGTATGTCGTGTTGAGAAAATATAAATACCGTATCAATGTCAATTTTCTTTTTTATTGAAATCATTGCATCTAAAATTCCCTGCCTGTTTTTGTGGAAAAATCTTACTTTATTATTTAATATAATTATCTTACCATTAACACCCAGACTACGACAAGATATAAGCATTTGATGTTTTAACTTTTTTATGCCGCAATAGGAAAATGCAACGATATTAACTACGTTACCCTCCTCTATTAATCTTGAAATAGTGGCTCCGGCTCCAAATTCCGCATCGTCAGTATGAGCGCTAATAAATAAATAATTCATTCTATTATCTGATTTGCCCAATCGTTATCACATAAAAATAATATCATGATTGTAATTCTTCTCCGGTTAATGCGAAATATAAGTTTTGAAGTTGGTGGACGTATTTAATTTCTGATGTGTATCCTAATCTTGCATCATAATGTCCTTCAATACCTAATTGATATATTCCATTCTTAAAGGGCACTATTTCTATATAGCAATAATAACCTTCTACTAAATTACACCAATGTCCACTTTCGTTTTTCTGTAACCCAAACTTCTTTAACCATTCTTCTGTGAGGGGCAATCCATATAATTCTTTTGTTGGGGTTGTATAGCCTCCGCTTAATTGTGTCATTAATAAGGTTTCGTTTTCATCAAATTTAGCCACTTTATAAGCCCCTCCAATACTTTCATTTGTTCCAACTAAATTTCCTATTCTTAATTCTGTTGCTTTCATTCTATTCTCCCCCTACTTACGTTAAATGTTTTAACAATTATCTTATCCAGCCATACACATTTAACCCCGGAATCAAATACGCGACTTATAAATTCAAAATCCCCCATCCTTTCGTGAGCAAAATGATGGATAAATTTAAAATAAATTTCTTTGCTTACAAAAAAACAGCTGCCTCCTATTGAGCCCCTTATTGGACTTTTCTCCCAAACGTTATCTTGCGGATAAATACCACCCCCCCTTATGCCTATCCATGCCCGGACAAAGATAACATCCGCTTGAATATCCTTTATTTCATTGAATATATCATAATCAACTAAGTAATCATCATCATCCAATAAGTAAACAAATTTACCTTTTATTTCTGATAATACTAACTGAAATGAGCTATTGGCATAATATAAACCCATTCCCTTTTTATCTTTAATAAATATCTGCTCAAAATCACCTTTCATCTTAGATATTGAACGCTGATTTTTCTTAAATCCTTCAGGTCTTTTATCTCCATGGACCCGGGTAATCACAGAAACTATAGGAATTTTACCATAACTTTTTTTCGTGATCTCATAATTGTCCCTAATAGCCATGAGTTTATAAAAAGAAACGTCTTGTCCTACCATATTTTTTAGTTTGTTAGAATCGAGATCCATAATAGTATATCTATCCCATTTTTTTTGATGTCCACCGCCGCCTACATTAGTAAAGCCATGTTTTATGCCTACACAAATAGGCTTACCGGGTACAAATGTTTTTCCCCGATTTGATTTCCATAACTCTTGGTCTAAATACGGACAGTCATAATCAAACTCGCTTCTAAGCACATTCCGGGTTACAAGTGTAGCCATCATGCTTGCTCTTTTTCTATGGACAAATACTGCATACTGCTTTGTAATTATATGATAATAAATACTTTGCCCTATGCCAAAAATATCTGGTCTATCAGCTTTCTCCCACTTTTCGATTAAAGTCTCAATATAATTATCAGCATACCAATCATCGTCCTCCCAGCAAATAACTACATTACATCCTTTATTGAATAATTCATTAAATCCCAAATGATAACGATAAGTAATATCCACTCCACTAAATAAAGTTTTATCATTTACAATCCTGATATACTTTGGTTTTATTGTTTGTCGTACTACTAAAGACTTCGCTTTACCCAAAAAATACGGTCTATTCCCCTTTGTCGGGATCACTACACCAATTACAATCGCTGATTCAGGCTGATTTATCTTTACAAGAAACCCATTTTTTACCAATCTAACAGCCTGCCCTGGCGGAAAATCCTTATCGCTTACGATTGTTAAAGAGCCGTCTGATTTTTTTCTTGTAAATATCTTATTAAAAGCTCCATTTACCGTTAAAGATTTTAGTTTATATCTCATTGGAATTCCCCATTAATTATTTTATCATAAATTTGGTCAGCTATGGCTTTCATTTTATCGCAATACTTTTTATCTTTTCCATAAGAAGCGTAACCAAATTCGCCTTTCTCAAAATTAAAACTAATAATAATAACTCCATCCCTTCCATGTTTTTTAGAAAGAACTTCACAATCTTTTTTGGTTATCCAATTATCTGAATAATCTGAAATATTTCCGTCTTTAATCATCAATTTCTATGAATGCTAATATAATAACTAAACCTAAAATAAAACAAACAAACACAAGTGATATTACCAATCTTTCCCCTATTGTCAACCTCGCTATAAATACATCCCATTCAATAAATATAGCACAGCCCCAAACCAGTAATAAGCTCACTACAACATAAATTGTTAAAAATATTGATTTTTTCATAATTTTAATTATTTAGTCCTACCCAATACCGCATTAACGTAATCAGCCCAGGTATAATATTTTACTTTTAATTCTTTCATAACCAAATATACTAAAATATCTCTGATAACCATATTATAAACGGCTACATCAAAGAAGTGATTTTGAACAATGCTATTTTTCTTGACCCATTTAGAAGCAATGCCTTGACCGTCTTTGTTTTCAGTTATCCTGTGTTCCGATTCGTAATGTGCGAAGAAATTATTATACGAATATTTTCCAGCTGAGGAAGTTGGAAAATTCATAAATCCGGAGGGTTGCTGATCATCATTGCCCTCATCCCATTTTAAATCCATCCTATCGGAAAGTTCGTCTTTGATGATATTAACCTCAGCCAGGTAAAGCTTGCTCCTTTCTTTTGCCGGCCTAAATGTAGGCAAGTCAGCTCCATATCTAATAAACTTTCCGGTATCCTTACCTTTAATGCCAATTACCTGAAATTTAGTATCATCAATATAATTATATGCCTGTAAGGTATAGTGCCCGGTATCAACGCCTGTAATAAATATTCTCATTCTCCTTTTTGTGTCGGTTACAAATACTTGATCTAAAACATTATCAAACTCGAACCAGACACTATTTGGCTTATGATGTTCATACGTCCATCGTTCCCTATCTACTTTGTACTTTTTTTGACCCTCCAAGGGAATGAAGGTACCCACGCTTCCCTGATCAATACTATAACTTGACCCGCTTTCACTCCATCCAACGATCTCATAATCTAATCTGGCATCATTGACAGTTCCATTTAAATCACAAGCACAAGTTATTAATACAATTTTACCATTGCCGTCTTTTATAGACAGCTTTTCCGGTATGGAATCTATGGAATAATTACGAATATTTTTTTGTAATTGATTAGCTTTCGGGCTCTTCCCTCTTTGTTCATAGGTTTCTCCTAAACAAAGATTAACGAATGTTTGATATAGATTTTCTTTCTGATTTTCTCCTATTGGATTAGCTTCCAAATATTGACGTACATAATGTTCCCAATCATACATACCTGCGGGTGCATATAGACTTGAAATGTGAAAAGAATAATAGCCCGGAGTCGAAGGCTCTGCAGTAGGTATAAAATGCCCGGCTAAATTAAGTTCGTATTTCTTGCTGTCATCAAAGAAACCGGAACATTTTTGGCATATATAACCTACGCTCCCGCTTATTAATTTGTTATGATCATCTAATTTCCACGTAATACCTCCCTTCTCTTTGCCTTCAGTTCCATCAATATCAACGGACCATTCCAATACAATCAATTCTCCACAATTCGGGCAAGGGATATGATACTTGCGTTGGTCACCCAATAAAAACTGTGGCTCAATATTAGATTGTTGTTTTAATTCTGGTGTTGAAATATAAAACAGTTTCATCTTGTCATAATAAGCAGCAAATCTTTGCTCAATCATCTTAGCAGTGGACCCGGAAGACTTATCTAACATTTTAGCTGCATCAAAATCGTCAATAAATCCATATTGCACTGATCTTTGCCGCAGAAGTTTATGGTTATTAGACGACCCGGCTATAAGCATTCCACCAGGGAACTCTTTTTTAAGATTTGTATCTCCGGTCTTCATGTTCCTGGCTCTTGCAATATTCGATCTTATCAAATTCCTGATCCCGCAACTGTCAATCATATTATCAACTTTAACTATTGCTTCTTCTGACAGGTCCGCATGACCGGTCAGTAATAATATATTACCCGGACTTTGTGAAATAACCCATCCTATTCCTGATTCAATAACCCCAACACTAAAACCTACCTGGGCGCCTTTCATAACAGCAACAATCCTGGCCGGATGGTCTGGGCTCAAACAGTCTACAATCTCTTTGGTATAGGGTGTAATATCAAAACTAAATTTGCCTTTATATCTTGAAACGCTGGAATCCATATACCGATTTTTCTCTGTCCATTCACTCGGTTTTATAGTTGACAGCTGAAACCTGCCGGCTTCTATTATTTCACTAAGATTTTCTAAATAATCCTCTGACATTTATCCAATTTTTTTTTATCCATTTACAAAAATTCTTATTTTTCCCAGGCGATGGAACACGAATACCATCATTATAATGTTCACATCTTTCACAAGCATATATCAAAGTAGCAGTAGCCGAATCATACTTATCACAGCTAAAATTATTATATGAACACCTAAAATAAATACTATGGCATGTCATAGTTAGTGGTAGTTTATTTCAAATAGTTATCAATTATGGCTTTTGCTCCGTCAAAGTCCCAACAGATTTTTGTCCACCAGCCATTAATGCTTAATTTATCCAAGCAATCATTTTGAGCTTGTGTAGATTTATTTGGCTTTATTTTCAATTCAATAGCTAATCCACTGACGTTTCCCCTCTTTGCAAATATAAGAATATCGGGTGCTCCTCTACGTATTCTCATTTTATCTGCCAAATAACGTTCATAAGGAGTACGTTTTCCCTCATTATGTGGATGAATAAAAAACACTTTAGGATATTGCAATTCAAGATAAGTGCATACTTGAATATGCAATATTTGTTCTTTTGAGAGAAATTTATCAAAAGGATTATTTTTTCTCATATTGTTTTATGGATTTAGGTTTTATTTATTATTTAATAAGTAAATCTCTTGCCCTTTCCCATATTTTAGCGACTTCTATTATCGTTGCCTTTGGTTCTCCGTCATCATTGACTTCTACCATATTAGTCCGTATTAAATCTTCCAAAACTTCTCTGTACTCCTTTGCGATAATATTCTCAAGCTCCTCCATACCTGTTTCAAGTAATGAAATATCATACTCCTGATCCATGTAGTCAAATAATTCTTGGCGGGTTTCTGTTTTCATTTATTATTTAATGAGTAAGTCTGTTGCTCCGCTCAATATTTTTGCAACTTCCTTTATCATTGACTTTGAATCTCCCTCTATAACATAAAGGCGTTTTATATTATTTAGAACCGATCTATAATCTTTTGCAACTATATCCTCAATGTCTTTTGCTCCTTCATCGGACAATATTAATTCAAACTCATTAGACATATAGTCAATAAGTTCCTTGCGTGTCTCTGTGTTCATAATTTAATAAGTGAATTTGTAAATTTTTCCAATCTTTTATTAAACAAAAAACTAATTTCTCTTTGAGATAATTTATTTACAGGAAAATCTTTTGGCAATCCTAAATGCAAGGCAAATTTAGCATAACTATCAAAAAGGATAAATCCTCTTGTCTTATTTTTAACAATAGGTGCATCAAATTTAAAAGCTAATTGTTTTGCTTTCATTACTTTTGTTTGAAGTAGTTATGGTATTCAGAAAGCCACTGTTCTAAAAAACACAAAATACACGTATGAATTTGTTTTGGGCAATCTCCATCATGTGCTCCATTATCAACAAGATAATCAACAACATTTTTTATTGCCCTTTTTGCCCTTTTAATATCACCTTGATATTCATTCCCTGCAAGCCACTCCACAAATGTCAGCTTGTCTGTTGGTTTGTTTGGCATGGTTATTTATTTTTCGTGATTAATTTCAATGCTTTTGTCATTACGTTCATCTCTTTTTCAATAGCTACCCTCTCTGGATGATTTAACGGTAATACTAACGATAATTCCTTTGCTCTCTTAAAATGTTCCCAGTAACTATACTTTAATATTTCTGCTTCTATGGTCATGGTTATTTATTTTAATGGTTCCATTTTATTAATAGAATTATTGCAAATTTCAACACCCCTTTCTATACTATCTTCAATTAAAGTAGCCCTGCATATTGCAGAGCCATCGGCTTGTTTTCCCACATCATTAGTATAATCATGTGCAATTTTTTGAAATAACTTCCTAATTTCATATATATCCTCTTTTTTCATATTTGCTGATATTGGTTTAGCTTTCATTGGTTAATCACATTAATCTAAGTCTCGTGAATAAGCTGCAGTATTTAACTCGCTATATAATTCTTCTATTTTTTGTCCCAACTCCTCATTTTCTTTATTCAATTCCAAACATTTCGCCTCTGCCCACTCTAAGGCTTTGACTATGTCGCTTACAGCAATGTCCTGCCCAGCTAAGTTTTCTACCAACCTATCCCGGACAGTAATGGGGCAGATTTCTTTGCTTGTTAATTTTATCTTTTAAAGCATTTTAATGTTTTAATTTCTCCATTCATTATTTTATCAGCTTTTCAAGTTCTTTTTTAGGAATTTTACGCACTATCTTAAATTTGCAAACCCTGAACTTCAAACTTAATTATTTTAGTATATTTTTTACTATTACAACCACGACAAAGTGGTTGAATATTCTCAATATTATTTGAACCACCCCTACTAATAGGAATAATATGGTCTTCTGTTAGTTTTGTTTCGGGCTCCCCTTTTAAACAACATGGACAAGTCCAATTATATTGTGCCTTTAGATTTTCCCATTCACCCAATGTATGCGAACCAATTGCTCCCCTTATTTTTACCCGTCGTTGTTGTGTATAAAAATTTACTTTTTTTTTATTATCTTTCCTATATCTGTGGCGATAAGTTTTCATATCTTTTGTTCTACCATCTTTCCAATTGCGGGCATCTTTACCTATTTTCCCCTGTAAAGATTCGCTAACTTTCTTTCTCGCTGAAACACTGTGATTTTTCCCCTTCATCCAAGTTTCTTTGCCTTTTTGAGCTTTACCAATATTTTCTTTATGTTTAGCAGAAAACTTTTTTCCCTTATGAGCGAAGCTCATTTTTCTTTTAGTTTCGTTAGAATGAGGTTTACGTTTATAAATTCCTGATGGCATATTTATTATTTTATAATTTTCCGAAGTTCTTCTTTGGGAATCTTACGAATTACTCGGAATTTTTGTACACGAAATTTACCGTCACTTGCATAGGGAATTGCAATTATGTCCTTTACATCAAATTCTACCTCTACATAAGTTTTAGATAAATCAAAATTCGTATCTTGTAAGCACCATTCTAAGGTAGCTAAATTCAATCCCCGCCCACAAGAGTTCCCTTCGTCTTTATCGCAATTTTTAATAGCTTCCTTGTAAGTTTTTCCTACTTCATATTTAGTTTGCCATCTGAAAGCCCGCAATTTGCCTTTTTGATACCTCAAAATGTTAAGCAGACAAGTATTTATTTTTATTCCTTTGGCAAAACGGAAAGTGGCATGACTTAATTTGGCAAAACTTAAATCGGTTGAACGTAAATCGGCTGAATGTAAATCGGCAAAACGTAAGTCGGCAAAACTTAAATTAGCTGAACTTAAATCGGCTTCACGTAACTCGGCAAAACGTAATTTAGCAAAAACTAAATAGGCAGAACTTAAATCGGCAAAACGTAAGTCGGCAAAACTTAAATCGACTTTTTCATCCACTGCTTTTTCCAGTGTCTTTTTGACGGTATTATCTGTACATTTGTATTCAAATAATACTTTTACTTTAACTCTTTCAACCACAAAAGACTTAATTTGAATTTTTAGTGTTTTCATAGTTTTTAATTTTGATTAAATATAATATTATGTGCTGTATATTCCAATCAATTAGCTTGTTTTAATCCTTTTATTTCCCTTTCAATTATTTCAATAATATCATTTATTATTTGATCACTTGTACCCAAATGCTGTGTGTCTGATTTCTATTTTTTTATCTCCTCTATTGCTCTTTCTAGCTTGGTGTTGGTGTATATATCTAATAATTCATTTACGGCTTGATGGAAGCGTGTTTTGTCCATCTCCCTACATCCATTGATTGTGATAATATCAAAAATTTTATCCGAATGTTTTTGTGTTATTATTTCCATTTCACCTGCGTTTTATGTGGTTGTATATAATATCAAGCTCTTTTAACTTCAATTCAATCAGTTCATTTAGTACAATTCGCTCCTCTGGAGTAGTATTTTTTGACATAGCCCCCAATCCCCTCATGCTATTTTCCGTAATGAGTCGTAATTGTACCCAGCTTTGCTGTTTGATAGCCCCCTTTTGAACGCAAAGGGGCTTTCTATAGTTCCTATCAATAAAGGAACTGAATTGCTTAGAACTGAGTTTAACGCCTTTCATTACAATATTTTTAATTGTCCATTCATCGGAACTACTGCTTTCCAGATTTTATAATTAATAATATTAGTAATACTTGTTGGGCATAAATTGTATTTGGATGCTATTTTTGCATGACTATAATTTTTTGTAGTATAAAGCTCACGGATTTCTTTTGCTATTTTATAATTTATTTTTGCGTGGCTCAATCCGTTTTTAACAGCGTGTATTACATTTTCTTGCCGGGTAGCCCATTCCAAATTTTCAGTCCTATTATCTATCTTTATTCCGTTTTTGTGATTAACCTCTGGTTTGTTATATGGATTTGGAATAAAACATATTGCTACTAATCTTTGTATACGTTTTGTTTCTGTTATCCCATTTTTTGTTAAGCCAACTAATAAATATCCCTTACTATTTGGAGGTGTTTTTAATATTCTATTTTTCCCACGCTTTAAACTTTTGATTCTTCCAATATTACTTATTTGATAATGTCCTTCGTATCCTTTTATGTCTTTCCAAATTTCCATAATATAAAAACCCGACTTAGCATTGCTTAACGGTCGCTCAATAGAAACCGTATCCATACTTTTCAGATAGGATATGCTTATCGGGTATTTTTTCGGATTATCAATATTGAGCGTTTGGTTAAGCATTACAAAGATAAACATTATTATCATAATACACAAGTATTTTGACTTTTAATATTTTAGTTCTAATTGTTTATTTAAAGGACAAATCGCCCACCTGATCACCGGATAATTAGAGATTAAATCCAGGACTTTATCATATTTATAAACATCCTCCGCCTTTACCAGTTCCCTCATCCTGCCGGTAACCTGGTTTATGGGAATGTCTAACTCTACCGATAATTGTTTGTTGCTCATGGGTCCTATGCTACCCAAAGCATTCAAAACCCGTTCCTTTCTGCTGGGTAATTCAGATTGGATATCTACATAAGCGTCCAACGAAGTTTGTTGCATTTTTGTATTCATGGCTTTAGATTTTAATATGATCCTTAATTAATTTTATTTCCGCTTCCATATTAGTCATTCTTTGATTGAGTAAATCCGTCTTTGTGGGCAGCTTGAATTTGCTGTACATCTTTCCTTTATACTCCTCCTGAAAAAATGCAAGTGCAACTTTGTCCCCTGGCTTCCACTGTTTTGCAACTTCAATACTATCCCCCCACATTAATCCATTATACCACTTGTCCATTCCGATTTGAATTCCTACTGAACAATATAGGTTACCGTTCTTTGCGGTTTTGGTCTCCTTGCAATCTATTTTGCTAAGGGTTACCTCTTTTAAAATTACGTCATCCATTGGTTTGTAGTTTTATTTTGTCAGGATAAATCAAATTCTTTGGCTTTGGGTTTGGGTTCTCTGCATCATATATTTTCCTGGTGTGCTCATATAGTTTAAAGCTATCTGAATAATGCCTGTCAAATTCTGCCAGCTGCCAGCCGGCACCTTGTATCTTTTTGCCTGTTTTGTCCGGTCCCCGGGTGCGGGATTTGAGCCATAGTATTCCTGTTCGTTTTATTTGCTTATCCGGATTGGCTTCATTCCACAGCATACAATAGGCAGATAGTTGAAGTTCATGGGTCTTGTAGATACCATTTGAAGTTTTGTAATCTATGAGCCATAATTGACCTATCATTTCGCAGACAATATCAATAGTACCCCCTACCTTCATTGTATCAGATATTAATGTTTTCTCGGGTCCGGCTATAATCTTTGGCTTGTAGGTATCCCAGAACTCCACAAATCTCATTATCATTTGCCACTCAAGGAAATTATATTTTTCATTCTCTCTTGTCCACAATACATCCTTTCCATTCAGATACTTTTCAATAGCATTGTGGACTTTAGTACCTTGCTCTCCGGCTCTTGCCAGGACTTCACCGGCATTGCTACCCATGTCCTTTAGCCATTGTATATAGCCAAATCCTTTTGGATATACATCTAATACGGTTGTTACACTCGGGTAGAATGTCTCACCGTCTTTTGTGTAGAACCTTTCGTCTAAGAATTCTACGCAGTTATTCTCTGGCCTGTGGAATGTTTTCATTATCCTATATGTTTATTTGCATCTTCAATATCAATAATCAACATTTCCTTTTCTCTCGGCTTGGGAATTTTAATATTAAACATTTCTACTGACCATGCTATAATATTTTCCCAATAAGCGATAAATTCCGTATTATCAAGGTCTTTGGACGTTTCTACTGACTCCATTTCATCGCCATTTGGCAGGTTCCAAACTATTGTCCCCAAAAACTTCATTTTCATTAGCTCGTGTACCTCATCTGCATTTACTTTTCTATTAAAAGTCTGCTCTGAGTTGAAATAATCTACCAATGCTTTTATCACTACTCCCCAATAGTAGCTGTTCATTAAAATTGACCGGGTGTTCTTTATACCCTTAATCACCAGCTCAATCGTTTTCCCTTCAAAATTCTCCAAATCCCATTGAAACAACTCCTTGTTATCCATTACCAATTTGTTTGCCTGGACTTTGGCTGTGTGTTTAATAATTAAATCCTTCATTTATTCGCTTGTATTTTTAATTATTTCTTTTAATGTTTCTAAAGCATCAGGATTGGCTAATTCAGCTTCGGTATGTTTTTTTATAGCTTCTAATCCTTTTAAACAGAAGGATATATTAGGGTTATCTTTTTTCAAATGAAAAAGAATGGCATCTAACATGAATGCCCTGCACTCAATGGCTCTTTTCCTCATTTCTATTCCTTGATCAATTAGTTCTTTTAATTCCATCGAATTAGGTTTTAAATTTTTGTTGTAAGATTTTTTCTGCCTTTTTATATGCCTTGTTAAATTCTGATTTGGTTATTCGGTCGTATCTGCTTTGAGAAACATCCTTGTTCAAAATATAATATGCTATTTGAGCTGTACAACCATACAATGAAACATATATTGCCTCTTTTTCATTAAGAATATAAAAATAAGCAGAGGCGTCTCGTTTAAAATAAATCGGGTATTGCGTTTTCTTGCTCATGGTTTTAGGTTTTGGTTAATTATTATCACTTAATTTCTCTTTTTTACTACCAACATCCAATCCCTCTCTACTTACTTGGTGTAATCCACCCTTTTTATATGCCCTATACCAATCACGAAAGTATTTTAATTTCCTAATACTATAGATTTCTGGAACTTCTACCAACAATTCCAGTGCGGAACGCCCCATAATGTCCTCAATTTCCTTAATTATGCGTATTTTTTCATCATCCGGCTCCGGCTCTTGGGGGAGCTGAGGGACATTGTCCTCAAATAAATTAAGTTGCGATTTTAACATTTAGTTAATAGGTTTTTTTAATATAATTAGCTAATAATTCTCTATTTTTATTATCTAATTGGCTAATAAAGGTTTGAATATGGCTTGTTTGAGGAGTTGGATTTGTATCAAGTTGCCTACAAATACCAACCCATTTTTTATTTAAATGTTCAACAAGATGCTTATCATCTTTCCAAACCTGATCAATAAAGTCTGGTTTAAATCCGTTTAAAAAATCAATTAATTGATTTAGTGTTATTTCTGTTTTCATAATTGGTTTTTTTGATTAACAATACTACAAAGATAAAAACTCTACTTGACATTATCAAGTAGATGGGCAATTATTTTTAATTTATTTTTGCCCTTTGGGGCTTGTTTGAGCCAATTACTCGGGAAATTATGTTAACCAGATTTTTTTTTGCCTTTGAGCTTTATCTTTGCGTCCTTATTTACATAAGGAATATCACCAACCATCACAACCGATAATCGTTTGTCTTTAATAAGCTCAGTTATCCATTGGGGGCTACATTTGTTGTTTCTGGCAAACTGAGCTTGAGAGATTAGATTTGAAGTATTCATTTGGCAAAGATAAAAAATCTTATTGACAATATCAAGCAAATGGTAAAAAAATCCCGTTCCGTATTTTATGCCTCAAATTAAGCCGGTGGATTTTCTTGTTGGTGATCTGGCTACGCACCGCCCTGCGGAGTTCCGCTTTGCAGTACCTGCAAATTTTTCCGAAAAAAAACTCAAAATTCCAACCCGTGGGCTGCTCTTTTTATATTTCTTTTCCCTTTTACACCCTTGCCGTGAGAAAAGAAGCAAAAGAATAAAAAGAGAATGCACAAAAAATTTTCGTTAGAAACTTTTTTAAGCATCGGCATATAGACAAGAAAAATGTCTTTGTGCATTTTTTTTTATGCTAAGGGAAGCAGGGCGTATTTAAATAGCTTAGCTCTCTGGGGCGGTGGTGTGGGTGGCTGTGCTGGGCTTCTTTGGTATGGGTTTGAGTGGCATTGGAGGCATGGGCTCTTTTTTGTTTGGCTTGGGTGGCTTGGGAGCGGGGATCTTCGGTGCGTGGGCAGAGCCGGTACAGACCCTATTGAGCACAGCACACTATCCCTGTTGTGTGCTGGACGAAATATTGGGGCTGTGTGGCTGTGCGTGAGCATATTGGTCGCGTGGGCGTGGACGGATGGGTTGCCTGCCGCGTGGGCTTTGGAATGGCTTTACTATTTGCTTTCACCTCTTGATCTTTTTTCGGAAAATTCTTCAATCATATTGACAATATCTTCTTTTGTTTTATCAATGGTACTATCAACGGCAATGTTTATTTCTTTCTTAATGATCCCCCGATACTTTGAAATAGCCTTATTATTCATTCCTACCTCTTTTGCCAGGATTGTTAAGACCTTATCTAAGCTGTTTTCAAATTCAGCAATAATATTTTTAGAATGCTGTGCAAATAAAATCTTTACCATTTCAGTAGGAAGAACCTCTCCCCTCATTTTTTCTTCTTTGATAAGTGCTATCCTGGTATCAACCTGCTTTTTAGCAAGCTCTGCCTTCTTTATTTTTTTGTCGAGACTTATCCATTCTCCTGG